AAGGGCGCAGGCGGTATGCAGCGATACACAGCTATATAAGCAGGCAGGTAACAGCATTGTAGTGCAGGTGCTAGAGGGGATTTTGAAGAACTTAATAGAAGAGGTGGAAGGATGAAAAAATATGACGAGTATCAGAACTACTTAAACCAAATGACGAATTCAGTAGATAAGAAATTTCGGAGAATAATTCTTATAGATTGCCTTGGTGATTACATGGATGAATTACTAGAGCGAAAGAACATCCTCAAACCCGACAGCGAAGAATACAGGAAGCTTGAAAAGCGAAGAGCTGAGATTATCAAACTGATTGAAATTGTTAGCGAGGAAAGAAGACTTGCATATATCCACAAGAATCTTCAGAAAGAGGTGGCAGGATGAAAGAGGTAAAGCTATATCAATGCGAGTTTTGCGGAGCGCAATTTGAAACGGAAAAACTTGCTAAAGAGCATGAACAATACCATAAGAAAAATCTTAGCATAGTCGGAAAAACTTATGAGCGAAGTGATGGATTTCTGGGAATCATTAGAATAGCTTGTGAAGACCCTTCGCTTGTGGCTGTGTATAAATATTGCTGGCTGACAGATTAAAGCTTTCGTGGGGGATGACAATGAATGACAATATAAAACATCTTATACAGCTGATGGACGAAAATCCCGACTTGCCCGTAATTCCGATGGTCGGGCAAGATATAGTCGCTGACTGCACAGGCGAATGGGTTGCGCATTTCGGGAAAGCAGAGATAAAGAAAATGTGCATATACGGGGAAAAGGTGATTTTTCGAGAGGATAAAAACGCCATTAAAACCGTAGAGGCACTAGAACTTGAAGGGCTGACCGAAGGACGGGCGAGAGAGGAAAGCATAGAAAAGCTAAACGGGTATCTTGATGAACTCGAATGGTTGGAAGCAATCATAGTTCATATTGAAACGCCTACTATTGAAATTCCGGATAACACGGAAAAGATTAATGAATTATTGGAGGGATAAATGACAAGACTACCAAACTTAGAATTATTAATGTATAAAGCCAGTTCGATTTTCCTACAAGAGGAAGAGTTTCTCTTGAAAGCCAGAAAATTGAAAAACTATGAGATACTTGATATTGAGGTTGAAACATTCCCTCAAACATGGGGGAGCACTTGCACAGGATTTGACATTACAGAGGATGGAAAGGCTACTGTCGGCGGTTGTGCGATGACTACAGAGTATACAACTGTGGTACATGAAAAAAGAACCGATTTTTATTTAGTGTTCTTTGGAGATAGACCCTGCTATGCGGTTCACAATCCAACAAAGGAATTTTACGAGGATTTGAAGGAAAGGCGATTGGCAAGCCTATCAGAATCAAAAGAGAGGTATTAAATGACAAGAGAAGAAGAACTGAAAGAGCTTAAATACAGAGAATATAAAAAGGTTATAGTGTCTGAAGATGGAAGTGATGGTTTTAGAACATTGTGCGAGTGCCCCACCTGTAATAAAGGGCTTAGCGAGTTTGATGTGTTCGACTACTGCCCCTACTGTGGGCAGAAGTTAGATTGGAGTGTGTTGGATGATTGAGATAACGGAGAAAGACCTACAGGAAGTGCCTTTAGAGGATGAGTATACTGCCATGCTCGAATCACAAGGCGAGGAAGCAACAAAAGCCTTTTATATCTGCAATGCCTTTAAATATCTGCATCGGCAGAGAAGAAAAGGCGGCAAAAAGGACATTGAAAAAGCAAAATGGTGCTTAGAGAAGTACTTAGAACTTGAAGAGGAAGGAGATGTATAAAAGTTGAACATTGACTATCTAAATAGTGCGCTTTCTGTAATGCAGGAAAAAATCAAGGAAAATTATCAAGAGATAATGACTCATATAGACAAGGCGATAGCTTCAGAGTCAATCACTGAAAAGAAAGAAGTCTTTGAGTGGGAGGATTATATCTTGAAAGGCTTTGACAAGATCAAGACTTGCTTAGAACTCACTTCACTACTTGGGGAAGAAAGAGAGATGCCATGAAGCCTTTAAATTTTGGGCAGTATCAGCAAATGAAACGCTTTACCTTTAACTAAATGAACGCTTGGGCGGTATCGGTATATAAAAGCGGATATGAAGATGGGCAAGAGGACGGAACGGAAACCGTGATACTCGACTTTGACGAAAAGACCATGCGGGAATTTCTTACATCCATAAAGGGGATAAGTGACAAGACGGCGGAGAAAATCATCTCCGCCATGATAGAAAAAGGCGGGGGGACATGGGAAGTATAAAGGGAAACAGATGTTTCTTTCAAACTTGCCTTAAAATCCGTAGAACCTTAAAATATAAGAGGTACTTAAAGGAGTGTGATAGAGGTGGAGCGGATGGACTGGGGAAATGAAAAAACACAAGTAAAATGCCCTTTTTATATATCCCATACATATCCAAGGGGGAAAGGGGCGACGGCGATAGCGTGCGAGAAATTGCCGGATATAGAAAATTCCTGCACTATGCGGATATGCTTTTCCAAAAAAGCAGAACTCGTAAAATACATGGATAAATACTGCAAGTGCTTTTCCTATCAGAAATGCCCGCTATATCGCCACATACTGGAAGAGATGGAGAAAGAGGATGACAAAGAAAGAGCAGGAAGAGTTAAAAAGGCAAAATTTATTGTATAAGAAAGTCAAGGAAGCAAGCGACAAGAAGACAAAAGAGATCCGCTTTTGGGAAAGGCGAGCGGAGCACTGGGGAAGGCTGAAAGCGGATAAGGACAGGGAACTTGACAAGATGGCGGTAGAACTCCGCCATAGCCAAGCCCTATGTGCCTTACTACTTGAAAAGCTTGGGGGTACTGCAGAGATAAAAGGCGAAGCGTGGCGGGACTACATAGCAAGAGGCGCGGAAGTGATTGCCTGGACTGACGAAGCGGGTAGCTTTATCTTTTCTTTTGCTGGGGAAAAGGCAAGGGAAAAGGTATAAAATAAAGCTACTACGAAGGAAAGGGGGCGCATGAATTGCCAAGAGGAAGACCGCAAAACTTATTAGTGCATGACTATCTCACAGAGGAAGGGCTTGCATATCTTACTGCTTTAAAGCGTAGAGGCTTAAACGATGTAGAAATATCGAAAGCTATAGGTGCGTGCCCTACTACCCTTAAGCACTGGAAAAGCCAATACAAAGAGATAAGAGAAGCGATAAAGCACGGCAAGCATGTGGCAGATGCGCAAGTGGAAAATGCCCTTTTCCTTTCCGCTATCGGGCATGTAAAAAAAGTGCCTACAATTTTAAAGGATAAATCTTCCGGAATCCCTGTAGTAAAGAAAAAGACCGGGGAAATCGGGCTTATGACAGGAGAAGAAGGGGAAGAGGTTATACAGTACGAGGATCTGCAGTACTTTAAGCCGGATGTAAAGGCTATGATCTTCTATCTTACAAACAGGTGCTTTAAAGACTGGCGCATGAATCGCACAGACAGCACGGAAGAAGGCAAGAGCATATCGCCCGGCGTTGTGGAAGTGGTGGTTAGAAATGAGGGACTGGAAGAACTGGAGAGAAGAGCCATAGAGGAAGCGAAGAAGAGAGACGAGGAAGAAGAAAAAGGAAGAGTATAGGGAAAAAGGATTGATAAAGCTAAGCATATAAAAAAGAGGGGTTAAATGCCCCTCTTTTATCTTTAAGCCCCTAATTTTTCAATAAGTGTAATGATTTCGGCTTCTTTGGTATTGACCATTGCGCGGGCTTCTTTTTCGCTTATACCGACTAAGTCGGAAAGCCTTTTGCTTACATCCATGTAAGCGCTGAACTGCGCCTTATATGTTAGGTCGAAGGCTCTTTCGGATTCTTCGCTCTCTGTGATAATCATTTCCGTTTCTGCCTTGTCGCAAGCTTTGCTTGCTGTGATGTAGGCTTGCATAGATTTTTTTAATTCGGTAATTTGCTTTTTCTTTGTGATATTTATAATTTTCATACTATCCACCTTTCTCGGACGGGTCGTCCGACTATAAAATTTGTAGGAAATGGGCGGTTTTACGCCACTATTAAATCGTCTAAAGAGAGAATGCACTTTGTAGCGTTTTCCCTATCCTCTGCCTCGCGGAATTCTTTTTGGAGTGGTTCGATTTCTTTCCAGTCGCTATCGGAGAAGCAACATGTTTGGATGTCTATCAAAATATCCCTTGCGATTACAAACTGTTTTTTGTTTAAAGCTTCATGAAAAAGTCTCACAGTGTTTGGGAATTGGTTTAACATTTTGTACCTTCTTTCTGCCCCTGTGGGCTTGTGCCTGTCGGCTTGTTTTCTTTGCTATGTCCATAGTTTACAACACTATGCCCATAGCGTCAATAGAGCGGAGCAAGAAATATTTAACAAATATGCACATAGTTATTTGTGCAATCTGCCTATGTACATAGTTGATTAAATATGCTATACTCTTTGCAAAGGAGAGAAAAATAAATGGAAGATAAAAAGAAGAAAGTGATTCGAGATATTGCATATCAAAAGGAGAAAATCAAAAGAATCCCCTTTTCTATACAGCTATCCGAGTACGACGCATTAAATGAGCAAGCGGACAGCGTGCCGATGAATACCTTCATAAAGAAAGCCTTGAACTCATACACAGGGCAAGAGATATTTAAGGTGTAGTGGGCGAGTATGGAAGATTTGCGGTTTGAGTGGGACGAGAAGAAGAACGAAATTAACATCAAGAAGCACGGTGTTAGCTTTGAAGAAGCAAGAACGGCTTTTTATGATGAAAATTCAAAAGTAGAATATGACGAGGAGCATTCTATAGACGAAGAACGCTTCATATTGATAGGAAAAAGCATAAAAGAAAAGCTTTTATTCGTCGTTCATTGCTATAGAAAAGCGGAAACGATTAGAATTATATCCGCACGAAAGGCGAATATAGGCGAACAAGTTAAATACGAAGGAGGTTTATATGATTGAGCGGAAAAAGACGCAAGAAGAAGCAGATGATGAAATTCTGAACAAGAATTTTGATTTTAAACACGCCGTTAAAAATCCGTATATTGAGCGATTAAGGGGGCAAGATTCCGTCATTGTAGATATGGAAGCCATTAAATACTTCAAAGAAATGGCAAAAGGCATGGGGACGGATTGGAAGACCTTAGTAAATATGTATTTGGTAGATGCCGTAAATCAAAAGAAAAAAGTTAGATGGGATTAAGTTAAGCGATTCTATCGTAAAAGAGGGTTTGACACCCTCTTTTTTTATTGCGTGGGTATAAATCCCCTCATTTTGCTATGAAAGAGTGAAGAAAGGGGGAATTTATGGAAACTATATGGACGCCGCAGCCTAAGCAAGCGCTCATGATGTCACGACCGGAGTATGAAGCCTTGTACGGCGGTGCTGCAGGGGGGGGAAAAACGGATTATCTCGTCATTGCAGCAAT